AGGACGATTGTATCAGAGAACGAACTCAAGATGGGAGAAAGAGGAGACCAGCTTTTTGCAAATCCCAGAGTGGATGGATGTAGAGGTTGTGGAGGCAATAAGAGTTGCCCTTTGTTTGGGAATTCGTAAGAATTTCCATACAATTGTTGGCGCTTATGTAGTCATGGGAGAACACATGAATGCGACAGGAGCTCCTGACACCTTTATTATCACATGCTGCACCGGAAGAGTTAATGGTGATTATTGTATTATAAAGAGAAGCAGAAGGATGAGATCACCGGAGTGGACAAAGAGGAGAGAAGAGATATTAGCAAAAATACCACATGCTTTCTTTGATGTGGAACCCTCGAACATAGAGGATGTCAGACGTTCCCTCAATGGAGGAGATGATGAAGTGACAGCACAAATCAACAGCCTTCAATGGTATGACTATTATGAAGCTCAAGAAGAGATGAAAATCTTAGGATATGAAACCACACCACCAGATAAAGGCGATAAAGTGATCCCGCTTAAGAGCTTGTGGGAGTGCATCTTTTTCCATCGAAAATGGGTGTACTCAGGAGGAGTTTATTGGGCAGTGATGGATTTGGATCATATACTCGACATATTGTCATATCAGAAGAAAGGACTTGAACCCAAATGGGCAGCTCGAAACTTAGTCTACAATGTTTTCAAATTACTTGCATCTCATCCAAGAGAAGTTTATACAGAATATTACAATAAAATCAATGCAGCTTTAGTTGTGAAAGGAGTGAAGCCTGTGTTGTTGGATTATGACTTCTTTTTGGAGTACAGATTCTTGCAGATGCAAAATAAGAGCTCAGCACTAACTGTGAGCAATTTTGAGCGTGTCTTTGAGGGAGATTCACCCATAGCAGATGTCATAGCTCAGATGGGTGTTAATGAGAGAGATCAAGAAGAAGAAGACCGACCAGATTGGCCGTGGGAAGCATCAGACCCATTTTTCGACTATTCTCAATTCATTGGTTGCAATACAGTACCAGAGAACGTTGGACAGATGTACCTCAGTTGGGATCACGGACATCTAGAAGCACATTTCACAAAAGACCCTGAAGATAAGAGCGATTGTTACATTGATGTGGCGAGGAATAAGACTGATTCTTGGTATTGTCGCATCCCGTCACAACTCTTAAATAAGATGCTTCGTAAGAAGGCAGAAGGGATGTTGACCCAATTCAATAAGATGGAAGGAAGGAAATTTGAATACGACGAAGAGGAAGACAGGATCGTACCACAGATGTCAGACATTAGTGTCACAGGAGGAGATCTTGATACCTCAGTGGCCCCAACCGAAGTGAATGGGATTCAAGCAACGCAGATGATTGAGCCACCTAAGGAATTTGGAAAGATCATGTCAAGAGTCCAGAGTTATTATGTAGGAACAGATCCGTACAGACAGAATAACGATTGGACTAAGGGAATCATGGACAGAGAGTATCAACTCGAAATTGTAACCTACAGCGGAACAGACGCTATTGGGGACCAGAAAGCTCATTATGTTTTCCCTTATGATCTTCTTCATAA